GGGTCAGCCTGACCTTCCTGCGCGTCAACGGCGCGGGCTTCGCGCATTTTGAGGTTGTACATGCGCCACAATTCTGCGGCCTTCGTCGGGCTTTCAGAGAGCGAGACGGCGCACTGCGCGGCAAGGCGCGCGGCAAGTGCGTCAAAGAAAAGCGGGTCGCTCTGGTTCAGGTCAACCACACGCTTCGTGTACTTGATGTAGATCGGAGAACCCATGTCGGTCAGGATTTTGCGGCCCTCGACCTTCCAGTTCTGATCGTCGCCCTGATAGACCGTGTGGCACCAGAGGCAATCGAACGGCAGGGTGTAGGCGTTTGAATACTCGAACGCAGGGCCAACCTCGTCGGCGGCAATCTCCGCGCGCTCCTGCGCGAAGTTCCACGGATAGGCCCGCAACACGGCGTCGCGGACAGTCGGCAGCGCAGCGCGGATGATGCGAGCGGCCTGACTATCTTCGTCCAGGCTCACAATGAACTTGCCCCGGCCAATAAGCTGGAGCGCGTTGTTCGCCAGGGTGACTTCTGAGTAATCGGAAAGTTCAGCCATGTCTTAAAAATGGGCCGCGCAACCCGAAGATCGCGCAGCCCACCCCCCAACAATTACGCAGCCGAGTAGAAGATATCGACGTGCAGCGTGCCCGAAGCCGGGAGCGATGCAGTTGCGATGGTGATGAACACCGTTTCCGCAGCCGTCAGCTTCGACGCCTTGCCCGTTGTCACGCCGAACAGTGTCGGTGTGTCAACCGTGGTGAACGTAGCCGCCGCGCGGTACTTTCCGGTTGTGCCGGAAATGCCGATTGCGATGGTGGATGTTCCCAGCGTCACAGTCGTCGTCAGCAAGCCATACAGGAACGTCGCGCCGATAGGCAGGACGCCCAGAACAATCGTGTCCGATGTCGTCTGTGTGGCAAGAGTGATCTTCTCAGAAAGCACGCGAACGCGGGCGTTCTGGACATCACCATCTGCCGGGACCACGGGAACAGTTCCCAGGCCAGCAGAGTATGAACCGTAGAGAGTTGCCATTTGGATTTCTCCTGAAGAAGATTGAGCCTAAGCGGGGCCGTGAGGCCCCACCCGATTAGCTTTCGAGAGCCGAGACTTCGATGACGGCGCTTTCCTGCATACGGGTTGCACCAACCGACATGCTGAAGAACACCTGGGTCGCGTAGTTCTTGTCTGCGCGCTCAGTGATCTTCGCCGAAGGATTGGCACCGATGCCGAGAACCACGTTATCGCGCTGCCATGCCATCACGGCACGGTCAGAACCCGTCACGAACGGCAGGATTTTGGTCCCGTCGATGCGAAGGCCGTCAACGCGAACGAAGTTGAAGCCCAGGTAAGTGTTCATCTGCCCTTCAACGAGCGCCTTGACGCTGTTGTAGTCGGCAGACTTTACTTCCGTGACGTTCAGGAGGTCCGTAAGCTGCTTGTTGGTGACTGCGATGTAGCGACCTTCGCCGTCGATGTCCGCACCGTCCATGATGGACTTCGCAGCCAGCAACTTCGTCAGGGTCAAGCCCGTGGCCGCAACCGCGACTTTGGAACCAGACGGAAGGACAACAGACGTTGATCCGGCTTCACCCGTGTACGAGGTGCCGCGCATGGCGTCCACGATCACTTCATCAATCGCGCGACCCATCGCCATAGCCGCAGCCATAGCGTAGTTCGAGGTCGGATCAATGAGCGTGCGAACCTTGTCCTCGTTGTCGATCAGGTCAGCCCAATCGAAGTCTTCCAGAGCAACGCGCCGACGAGCGTGGGGCGTGTCCATGCGAGGTGTGTCAGAGTGACGTGACGTGCGGCGACGTGCAGCCGTTGCGCCAATCTGGTCAAAGAAAGCCTGTTTGCCCGTGACGGTTTCATTCCGCACGAGGTCACGCAATTTGCTGCCCTTCTGCTGGGCAAGCATCATCACATTCGCCGAATACTGCTGGACAAATGCGGTAGTGATCTGGGTTGACATTTCAGTGTCTCCGCAAGGTTGATGTTTTCACCTAACGAAGCGGGTGCCCAAAAAGGACCGCGTTCTTGTGGCAGTTGTGCCGCCACCACGCAGACTGTCTTTCAGTCTAGCACGGGGGGCGGGTGTTACCCCGCCCGTGTCCGAATTTTAGCCTTCAGGGAACGCTTGCCTGAAGAGCGCCTGAACTTTCTGCACTATCGCAGCGTGTTCAGGGTGTGCCCTGTTTGCGTACCCGTCATGGGCCATAAGCCGGTTCGCCTCGGTCTTTGCCTCATCCGGTGTCATGTTGAACCCGGAAGGCTGTCCCTGGCGAATACGATCTTCGCCCAACATATCACCGATTTTCGCAAACGCGCGTACAATTTCAGGATGATTTCCGGCTCCCGTTTCAATCAGAGCCTCGGCCAGAGCGTCGCCGCCAATCATCCGCATTGCCTTGCTGGCATTCTCCAGTTTCGCGCCGAAGGCATTGCCCCATTCCTGCTTGAGCAGGATCGCCGTTGATTCCTGCTGCTGCTTCGCGGCCTCCTGCATCTTGCCGATTTGCGCCACCTGTTGCGCGGCGTACAGGTCCATGAGGTTCTGCACCTGGGACGGCATCAGACCCAGTTCATGCGCCTTCGTCAGAGCGGCCTTCTCGAACGCCTCGTCGTAGGCCATGCCCTCCGGCAACTCAGGCCGCTTGATCTGATACTTGTCGGGGCTGTCAGGCACGCCCAGTTTCGCGAGCGCACCCTTGTCCCACTTGCCGTCTTTTGGCGCGATGATCTTGTCGGCACCAATCAACTTCTCGGCGTTGACGTATGCCTGGACGACATCTGCCGGGGTCTTGTAGCCCTTCGTGGAGACGACGCCTTTCAGTTCTTCAGGGAGGCTGGACACCCAATCGGGTGCAGAGGCCGGAGCGGGCGCGGGGGCCGGAGCCGGAGCGCCACCTTCAGGCGCAGGAGCGGGTGCGGGCGCTGGTGCGCCGCCGTCGAGCAAACTCATTTCAGCCATTCTCCGTTCGTGATCTTGATGAAGTCTTGATGCTGCAACGACGCGCAACGCGCCATGTGCAGCCAAACGCGGCGCTTCCCTTCTTCCACACCACGGTCAAACTCATTCGGCCCCTGAATAGGAGCCGCTGCGTTGCAGAACGCGGCAAGGTCCGTCGCGGCCAAAGGGAACGCCTTGAACAGTTCGGCGTACTCCTCGGCAACGAGCGGTGCCCTGTCGCCCCACAACGCTTTCAGCGTATCTGGTAAGCTGCTAATCATCCCTGTCCTCTGCAAGCAAAACCGCAATGATTGCCATGATTATCTCATCATCGGCACGACGCGCCTTGCGTATCTTATTCTTCCAATCGCGCTGGGCCGCGTCAAGCCGTGGTCGCACAGTTTTATCCGTGACAACGCGCGGTTCCCAGCGGCGCGGCACGTCCACGTCAGGCAGATCGGGCCAACGTGTTCCGTGTATCTTCTTCCGCTTCTTCTCCTCGGCGGAAATGTTCTCGACCCACCACTTCCGGCGCGGACGAACACCAGGAAGCGTGCCGACAGAGACACCGGGATCAGGCTGGGCGACGGGCGCGGCAGCTTCCATATCCGGCAGACGGAAGGCCCAGCCATCGCAGTCAACCAGATCGTCTGACAGTACCGTGTCGGGGACAGAGGTGCCCGTGACATCCGCCGTGGAAGGCGTATCGTGCAGCGGCTCCGACTGCCAGCCTTCCGTGCCGACCTCGGCTTCCGGCTCAAGGTCATCCGGCACGGAGCGGGTGTTGATGTCCGCGTTGTCAGGGAAGTCGTGCAGCGGGCTGGAGTGCCAGCCCTCGCTGTCTACCTCGGCCTCCGGCTCCAGGTCCGTGGGAACGCTGGTGAGCGGGATTTCAGGGTCGAGCGGGAAGTCTTCGACCGTGACCGACTGCTGCCAGCCGAAGGCATCGACCTCTGCCTCTGGCTCAAGATCGTCGGGGAAGTAGTGCGGTGCCGGATCGTCATCGCCCGCAAAGTCCTGCTGCGGGGTCTTGACCCACTCCGGGGCCTCCTCGAACACGTCCTCTGGCGGCTCAGTGACAGCCGTCCACTGAGAGCCTGGTGTGAAGTCTTCGCCAACGCAGACACCACGCACGGCAACCGTGAATGCCGTCTCACAATTGGCGCTATTCCAATCATCCGGCGTGATGCTCGTCGCGACATCGTACTTGTGCGCTGTGGCACCCCACGGAGGGTTGCCAACAGAACCGCTGTCCGCAGTGATGATCCCGGTGAAGCCTGTCGGCGGGTCCGTTTTCTGGTTGTTCGACAGAAGTTTGGCGACAATCCAGACAACCTGACGATCTGCAAACCCATGCGTCAGCGGCGGGTTCAGCGCGTCGTTTACGTTCTCCTGCGCGATGGCATACCAATCATTGCCAACGTACGGCGTGCTGATGCGGTATGTGATGGCAGCGAGGTCTTCAGAGACACCAATCGTGACGTTTTCAGTCGCGCCCTCAGTGCCGTCTGCCGTCTTTACAAATACCTGCGCCTCTCCGGTCGCGGACGTGCTGATGCGCGTCCAGCCAGAAGGTGGGGTCAGCGTCGATGTGCCAACCCAGACGAACATGATGAGCTTGTCGCCAGCGACGACGCCTGACGGCATTGTTACGGAGTGAGTTGCCGCCCCGGTTACGGCTTCAAAAGTCGCCGTGCTTTCAATGACCGGGAAGTAGCAGATCGTGCCGTCATCGGTCGCACCCTGCGACCAGCCACCAGACCCGATGTCCTCCGGGTTTGGCTCCGCTTCCGGCTCAAGCCAATCTGGGATGGACGTGACCGTGAGGAGGTCATCGACAACAACGCTCGACGGATCGTCGCACGGACCCTGGGACTGCCAGCCGTAGCAATCAACCTCTGCTTCCGGCTCCAACTCAGCGGGGACACTCTGCCCTGCCGGATCACTATTCAGATCGTCTGCACAGTACCCGCGAATGGCAATCGTTGCGGTGGCAGAGGACGTGATTGCGCCGGTAAACGCGTTTGGATCATCCGTCGCCGCTTCAAGCTGGCGAAGGCCAGCCATCACGTACTGGTTTGCGCCGCCGGTAGGGAAGCCAAACAGGCCCCAATTGCGATAGACAAGCGGCACGTTTGTGATGGTGTGCGTGTTGTCGGGACCGAAGTCCAACATCACCCACATCGTTTTCTGGTCAGGCCAATCGTGCGTGAGCGACGGCGGATTATCGTTCGCGCCCGTCGTTACGTTGGTCGCACTGTCAGGCCCCGTGTACGGGTCAACCTGCGTGAACGAGAAAGCCTGAAAGGTGAGCGTTGCCGCAGTAGCGCTTGTAACGTCAACGGTCGCGCCCTCAGTGCCGCCCATGACGCGCCAGTAGGCGGCAATCGTCAGGTTAGTCGTGAGGTCTGTCGAACTTCTCTGGAACACAACACCCCAGCCACTCGGCGGGGTAAGCACTTCGACATCAGAGGTGGCTACGAGAAGAAGGACGCCATCTCCCGCCGCATAGCTGGGCAGCGTTGCCGTGTGCGTCGTGCCGCTGACGGTTTCCGTGCGCGCCTGTGCCTTGTACATCGGGAATGTACAGACGGCATCATTCAGCGTTGTCGGGTTCTGCCAATCAGCGTCGGACGGGTCTATCTCCGCATCCGGCTCAAGGTAGTCAGGCAAACAGGTCTGGCCGCGCGTCTGCCCTGTTTCATCATCGGCAGATGTCGGAGGCCCGGTCTGGAACCAGAACTCACCCGGCTCGAACATCTCGTCGGGGATGTAGTCTGGTATCGACGTGTTCAGCACGCTCTCGTCGGGCGGCAGTTCAAAGTCATGCAGCGGATTGCACTGCACACCCTGAATGTCATCCGTCGCGTAGTATTCTACAGTCTGCGCGTAGCCTTCAACGCAGACATCGCCCGACATCGCCGAGTTTGTCGGCATCCCCTCGTCGGCTGCGAGTGGCGGGCTTTCAAGCGTGATCGGCGGATTTGGGTCATGGGAAGTGAGCGTCGGTGCCCACTGCCCCGTGAAGTTTCCAAATCTTCCGCTTGAGGAAAGCCACGTCACGGGCTGTTACCCCGCGACCGTCGAGAACTGACCCGTGTACGTTGTCGCTGTCGTTGACGGCTTGTTGATTTCAAGAAACGCCAGCGCGGCGTCATCCATCACGCGCGTGAGATTGAAGGCCGTGTTGATGCCATCGACCGTGCAGACGAGGTTGGCAATCGGGCAGGGGATGAAGGCAATCGGGTGCCCAATCGTGAACTCGCATGAGCCTGTCGCGACCAGTGCAGAGCATGTCATCTGCGTGAGGTTGTTGATGCCCACGTCGCCCGTTTCGAGCGGGGCAAACCACGTACCGTTGGGCATGTCCAGACGATCAACGATGGTCGCCACTGCGCCGGGGTTGCCCGCGAAGGCTGGACCCGTCGAGGCGGCGTTTGTCTGATCGGTGTAGGTGAAGGTCCAGTTGTGCGCAGTGTTGGCAAGCTGCGTTGCCGTCACCGCGACGAACAGGAAGTTGCCGCCGATGTAGTCGGCATTCGTTGACGTGGTCGAGGCGTAACGCGACTGCGTGCCTGTCACCGCTTCGTTTGCCGTCGAGTTGATGGTCTTTGCCACCGCAAACAGACGGTCGTACAGCAGGAGCGTGTTGCCCGCGACGGACGCCACCGCATCTGCGCGCACGAAGTGCTGCGTGTCGCCGCCCGTGGGGTTCGTGAAGCCAAATGCGCCCGTGGTCGCGTCGGTGTAAGCCGTGCCGCCTGGAGCCGCCGCGCCAACCGTTCCGGCGGCGGGCCACGTGCCCAAACGCCAGAGGTTGTGGCACGATCCGACAACGCCCGTGGGTCCGTTCTTGATGAACGAGAAGTCGCGCTTCTTTGCGCCAGCCGTCGCCTCGCTGATGAGGTCAGACAGGGACGAGAAGCCCGTGTTGAACTGTGTCGCCTGTCGCTTGCTGACCACGCGCGAGGCGCGCTTCAGGCGGCGCAGCACATCCTGCGCTTTGTCCAGGGCACTCGCCTCGTAACCCGCCCGCAGTTCGCCACGGAAGTCGCCGCCACGGTGCGCGAACACCTTGCCGGGGACGCCCTTCAGCGCAATCGGGGGGCCGTACCAGTTCTCCATCGACTTCGACACGCTCTCAAGCGCAGCGCGGCCCAGCCACCGTTCAAGCTGGCTGGAGTTGACGGAGCGACCGGGGACGTTGCCGTCAAGCAATCCCGGTCGGAAGGCTGAATTGATGATCTGCATTAGATTGCTCCTGCGGCAATGAAGAACTCGTCAAGCTGCGCCTCGGTTGTACCCGCCGATGCAGCCGCCGCTGTTGTCAGTTCGCCGTACCGCTCCACGACCGTCATCGACGCCCACGTCAACGTCAGTTCAAGCTGCTGCTCCGTGGTCATCCCGGCAATCGCGGGAGCCATCAGCGCGGGCGGCGTCGTTGCAAGCGTCGGCACCTCGCTCTCGGCGACCATTCCTGATCGGAGAAGCTGGATGAGGAACTGCCGCTTTGAGATTTGCAGCGGCACCTCTGGCGTGACCACGATTTCGCACGGCTGCGTGTTCGGCAGCAACTCGTCGCTGAACGTCCACGACCCGCCGTCCGCAATCGCAGACGGTTCGCCAACTCCAGGCTTGTTCAGAACCAGAGACTTGCCGCAGTTCGGACAGGTAAACGTGACAAGGCTATCCGTCTCGGACGCATACGCAAACGCATGTTCCATCGTGACCTCCGAAGAAAGGGTTTGGGGGCTTGCGCCCCCGCCCCGACAAAGCTGCCTGGAAGGCGGCTTAGATTTCTTCGATCACAACGTGCGTCGAGATGTTGGACGTGCCAACAACGCCGCGCAGTGAC